CGCGCACTACCTCGCCCGGTACGACGGGGGAGCGTATGCACGGGCCTGCATCGAAGGGACGCAAGAAGAAGGCACGGATGTTCACTCCCTCACCGCGAAGGCCCTCGGGCTCGAGCCTCAGAAGATTTACACCTTCGGGGGCAAGACGTTCAAGGGACGCGACTTCGCCAAGACCTTCATCTACGCCTTCCTATACGGGGCGGGCGACGAGAAGCTCGGGTCCATTCTTGGAGCCGGCAAGAGGCGCGGCGCACAGCTCCGGGCTCAGTTCTACGAGGCGTTCCCGGCCCTCGAACAGCTGAAGAAAGACATAGATGCAGTAGTGAAGAAACAGAAATTCCTGAAGGGGCTTGACGGCCGGCACCTGACTGTCCGCTCCATTCACTCCGCACTCAACACGCTCCTGCAATCCGCCGGGGCTCTGATCATGAAGAAGGCGCTGGTTCTTCTCGACGCCGATCTTCAAGCCGACTACCGGCCTGGCCGCGAATACGAGTTCGTTCTCAACGTCCACGATGAGGTCGGGCTGGAAGTGGATGAAGCCATTGCGGACGAGGTTGGCCCTCGGTGCATCACTGCTCTGAAAGCAGCAGGAGAGTATTTCAAATTCAGATGCCCCATCACCGGGGAGTGGAAGAAAGGAAAGTCATGGAAGGAGACGCATTAGGCGGGCGCACTTCCGGCTGGGCCGTGTCGTGGCGCGTCACGAAAGACGGGTGCCGCGTCCCGACCTCTCACTTACTCAATCCTGACGGGTATTTCAGGAAGAACATTCACGGAAAATTAAAGATGGTTCATGTCTGGACGTGGGAACAATCTCACGGCCCTGTGCCTCCCGGCAAGGAGGTCCACCACAACTGCCGGAACCGCGCCTGTTGCACCGACGCGCATCTGTGCCTGAAAGAGAAAGGACATCACGTTGGTCAACATAACACGGTTCGTTCTTCTGCTCGGCTGCGCCGCGCTCGCAAGCATTGGCTTCGATTGGGTTGCACCGGGACAGCGCTTGGAATCTTCTCTGGCGTTTCTATCAGCAGCGCGTGTCGGTGGATCAGACGTTGGAAAGCAGACCCCGCCGAACTCTAAGGTTTTCTACATGGAAGCGAACATTGACCTGACTGCTCTGGTCCTAAACCCCCACAAGGAGGAATGGAAATGCACGACTTAGTGAATCACCCCGCGCACTACACACAGGGTCCCATCGAGTGCATCGACTACATCGAGGCTCAGAAACTCGGGTTTCACGAAGCTCAGGTGGTGAAGTACATCACCCGCTGGCGCATGAAGAACGGGCTGGAGGATCTGATGAAGGCCGGCTGGTATCTCAACCGGCTAATCGCGCAAGAGAAGGAGAGCATCCCGCTGGTGGAGCAGCCGCTCTGCAACTGCTCGCTGGGCTTGATGGGCCTGTCTCACTATCCCTGCCAGGGCCATACCTGGGGAAAGTCCCCTATAGCCGAGGTCCTGGAGGACATTCGGGAGTTCAACGGGGCGGCTTGCCAGCTCGACGGGCGCAACTGCCCCCCCGCCTGCACCTGCCAAGAGGCGGATGACTGGTCTGAAGAGAAGTGCGCCGAGCCCCTCGACATCGTTGGGAACGCCTGGACCCCTGAGATCCAGAAAGAGATAGAGCGCGAAAATCTGGCCGCGCATAACGATCTTATTCAGGCCATCGCAGACTCCGTTGGGCTCTTTGAGTCGGGAGAGGATACAGACCTCTACTGTCTCGGGGATTTCCGCAGAGGCGGGCCTGGGTCCGATTGGCAGACAAGGCCGTGGATCAATGAGTAGCCCAAAGATCCCGCAGACCCTCCTGATCGACGGAGACATCCTCCTCTACCGCTTCGCCTGCACGAATGAGTTCGGGATCGTGTGGGAAGAGGGGCAGGATGCCGTGAAGGTTGTCAACTTGGAGTCAGCGCAGTTCGACACCGCCATGTTCATCGAGCGCATGTCGGAGAAGCTCCACAATGAAGATGTTGTGGTGATCTTCTCCGGCCAGAATAATTTCCGGTACAAGGTGCTCCCGTCCTACAAGCACAACCGAGTGGGCCTGGAGAAGCCCGCCCTGTACCACCAGCTGAAGGAGTATCTGGTCAAGAACTTCACCACGAAAGAGAAGGAAGGTCTCGAGGGGGACGATGTGATGGGAATCCTCGCGACCCGGTGGCCTGGACATTTCATCCTCGCCACCATCGACAAGGACCTGCAGCAGATCCCTGGAGAGCTCTACAACTGGAACACCGAGATATTCAAGAACATCACGGAGGAGGAGGCCGACCGCTACTTCTACAAGCAGATCCTCATGGGGGACAGCTGCGACGGGTATACGGGCTGCCCTGGGATCGGGCCGAAGAAGGCAGAGGCGATCCTTGATGTTCTATGGAGCGCACCAGAAGAGGCGTTCCACGAAGCCCTCTGGCGGCGCGTTGTCGGCGCCTATGAGTCCAAGGGCCTCACCGAAGCCGACGCTCTTCAACAGGCTCAGGTGGCTCGAATCCTCCGCGCTTCAGACTACGACTTCAAGACAAAGGAGATCAAACTTTGGCAGCCGAGCCAGTTATAGCGAAGAAGGAAGCCAAGATGGTTCACCGGGACAAGGGGGATGACACCGGGAGGAAGCGGCCGATCCCTTGTGGCCATTGTGGCGGGACAATGCTGTGGTCGAAAGTCCAGGGGAGGATGCGGTACGCTTGTACCAGCTGCTCTCTTCTCTGTAACGCATGACCCCCAAGGACCGCCCGGAGGATCTCCGGGGCTGCACCAGGCGAGTCACAACCGGGTGCGGTAGCCTATTTGTGACCATGAACTCCAATGAAAACGGGCTCTTCGAGGTCTTTGTCACCTTGGGGAAGGCCGGGGGCTGCGCCGCGGCCCAGGTCGAGACCATGGGGAGGCTCGTATCATTAGCTCTCAGGTCTGGAGTTGGAATAGAGAACATAATCAAGCACTTAGTTGGGACATCCTGTTCGGCTCCTGCGGGCTTTGGCCCTGGGAAGGTCCTTTCCTGTGCTGATGCTGTCGCCAAGGCGTTACGATGGTTCTCCGAGCAAAGCCTACCGCCTGTAGTGGTCGAGGAGGGCTCAGACCACAAGATGTAGTGTTGAACAAAATCAAGTACTTAACTTTGCCACTTCGCTACGGCGTAGAAAACAATGGATTTTACGTCTTTTCCTTGGTGCGGGGCTTCGCACCCTCGGGGGGTTACAGAAATGTAATCCCCCTCTTTTTTCCGACCCAACACTATATGTAGAAGGGACCCCATGGAAATTCCTGTTCTCTCCGCAGATTTGATAGCCGCTCTCAATAAAGAGTTTCCGCTGTTCAATCCCTCCCTCACCCTCCCCGAGACAGCAATCCGACACCGGGCCGGCCAGCGGAGTGTCGTGGAGATGCTCCTTGTTTCCCTTGAAAACCAAGAGTCCGACCTCATGAAAAAGAAAAAGAAATAGAAGGAGACCGACGATGTGCTTCAGCAAACCGAAAGCCCCGGCCGCGCCGGTAGCCCCTCCCCCGCCTGCTCCTCTGGCACCCCCTGTCCTGGGGAAGCCGGAAGACGATGAGGATCAATTATCAAAGAGGAAGAAGCTCGGGTATTCCCGGCTCCAGATCCCACTCGCCGCCCCTTCGGCTTCGGCCGCAGGCGGCCTTAGTATCCCAACGTAGGAGCCGGCATGGAAATCCAAGATAAAGGAATAATCGCCGGGAGATATTCCGCGCTCTCAGCGTTTCAGCAGGGGGTTCTCGCCCGAGCGCGAAAATGCTCGGAGCTCACCATACCTTCCTTGCTCCCTCCCTCTGGTTCTACTCAGGACACCAATCTCCCAACTCCCTGGCAGTCCCTCGGGGCTCGAGGAACGAACAACCTTTCGAGCAAATTGCTGTTGTCGCTGCTCCCTCCCAACTCTCCCTTCTTCCGTCAGAAGATCGACGACAAGACCATCCTTGAACTTGAACAGGACGCAGAGGCGAAGGCGGCGGTTGAGCAGGCCATATCCCAGCGAGAGCTCGCAATCGTAGAGGAGATTGAGGCGCACGGAATCCGCATCCCGGCCTTCGAAATGCTGAAGCATCTCGTGGTAACGGGGAATGGGCTGATCTACTACGAAGACGACGGGACTCTCTGCTTCTACCGGCTCGACCAATATGTCTGCAAACGCGACCCGAAGGGAAACGTCCTGGAGATCGTCCTGCACGAGAAGGTGTCCCCCCTGTGTTTGCCAGAGGACATCCAGAGCCAGCTTCAGAAGGTTGACTCCAAGCCGGAAGAGATTGTGGATCTCTACACTCGAATACTCCGAACTTCAAAAAATTATGTTGTGTCTCAGGAAGCCGCGGGCGTCCCGCTTCCTGGCTCTGCTGGAACGTACCCTTTGGACAAGTCGCCGTGGCGACCCCTCAGATGGGCTGCGGTCAGCGGAGAGGATTACGGGCGCGGGCTCGTGGAAGAGTACATGGGCGATCTGCAGTCCCTCGAAGTACTGACTCAAGCGATTGTCGAGGGGTCAGCTGCAGCTGCTCGTCTTGTCTTCCTCGTGTCTTCTGGAACCACTCGGATCAAGGATCTCCAAGACGCACCCAACTGCGGTTTCGTCTCGGGGAACACGGATGACGTACACCCCCTCCAGACAGAAAAGTTCGCAGATCTCCGCGTCGCTCAGGAAACATCCGACCGGCTGGAGAAGCGCCTAATGGCCGCTTTCATGCTCAACGAGTCCGTGTCCCGCCCCGCAGAGAGAGTAACCGCGGAAGAGATTCGGTACATGGCTCGAGAGCTGGAGGATTCTTTCGGTGGCGTGTACTCGGTCCTGTCTCAGGACCTCCAGATGTTCCTTGTCAAGCTCACACAGGAAAGAATGGAGAAGGCGCAGACCCTCCCCAGGCTTCCGAAGGACTCGGTGAAGATCACCATCATCACCGGCCTCGACGCTCTTGGCCGCTCTCATGACCTCACGAAGCTCAATGCGTTCATGCAGGAGATGGAGCCTGTCATTGATGAGATGAAGGCCCGCATCAAATTCACGAACTATGCGGATAGAGCTGCGTCCGGGACTGGCGTGGACATCAAGGGCCTCTTCATGAGCGACGACGATTACGCAGCGCAACAGGCAGAAGAGAACAACAAGGCCGTTATGGCCGCAGCAATGACCTCTGGCGCAGGAGCGCAAGTGGCGAAGGGGATGATGGAACGTATGCCCGCAGGAGGGCCTCCTGGCATGGCCGGAGCTCCTGGCGCGGCGCCCCCCGTTGCTCCCTCTCCTCCAGCACCAGCGCAGTAGATTCATAAAAAAGCAGAAGTTGGAGGTAGTAAATGCCTGAAACAGTCGTTACACCTGCGGAACCCGGCTCTCTTCCGGCCGTGGTACTTCCCAGCGACGGCAGAAACGAAGGTAGTCTTCTGGCGGGGAAATTCAAGACGCCTGAAGAGCTCGCGAAAGGTTACTCGAACCTGGCTACCCTTCTCGGAAAGCAGGGAAAACTTACCGATGAACAGGTGAAGCAGGTTCTCACGCTCGTCCCCGACTCGCCCAAGCCCGCCGCAGCCGCAGCCGTGCCGGCCGCAGTTCCGGAAACCCCGGAAGCTGCCGCTGCCGCCGCCAAAGCTGCCGCAGACGCTAAGGCGAATCCTCTCCAGATTGACGCCGCCAAAGCTGCCGCAGACGCCGCGGGGCTCAAGCTGGAGGACATGAATGCAGAGTACGCAGCCACCGGAAAACTCTCCGACGCTTCCTACGCGAAGCTGGAGAAGGTTGGCATTTCGAAAGATATAGTCGCCGCGTTCATCACCGGGCAAGAGGCCGTCCGCGCCCAAGTGGAGCAGAAGGCGTATTCCCTGGTTGGCGGTGAAGAGAAGTACGCGCAGATGCTTGGATGGGCCGCGACTGGCCTGACTCCCCCTGAAGTGGAGGCGTTCAACGCCGCCGTCATCGGGACTCCAGCCGCGCAGGCCCTCGCAATCTCAGGTTTGAAGGCACGGTTCGAAGCTGCAGTGGGTTCCGACCCCTCGCTTGTCCGCGGAGATTCTTCTGGCGGTTCCGCCGGCGGATACCAGAGCCGAGCCCAAGTCACAGCTGACATTAAAGACCCTCGCTATAAGAAAGACCCAGCCTACCGGGATGCTGTCAAAACGAAGCTGGCCCGGTCAGGACAACTTTCGTAAAGGAATAAATTCTCAATGGCAAACGTAACTCCTAATGCTTTCGGTACTGCCAATGCTGGTCGCGCCTCGAGCGCCGCCGACCTCGCGCTGTTCAAGTCCATCTATCAGAGTGAGGTTCTCGCGTCCTTCGAACAGAGCACGATCATGCTCGACAAGCACTTCATCCGCACTATCTCCGGCGGGAAGTCTGCTACGTTCCCCGTCATGGGCCGCACGACTGCTCACAAGCACACCATCGGCGCCCAGCTGACCGGCAGCAATGCTGTTCGGCACAACGAGAAGATCATCGCAATCGACGGCCTGCTCCTGTCCGACATCTTCATCTCCAATATCGAAGAGGCCATGAACTACTTTGACGTTCGCGGCCCCTACGCGACGGAGCAGGGCCGCGCCCTTGCGACTGCGTTCGACAAGAATGTGGTCCAGGTTGGCGTGCTCGGCTCGCAGGCGACTTCACTTCTCACCCCGCAGAACCCGGCGGGCGGGGCCATCACGGACGGCGATCTCGACAGCGGGACGCTGGCCACTCGTGTTGGCGCTGTTGTGAAGGCGTGTTTCACCGCAGCAGTAAAGTTCACGAACGCCAACGTCCCGAAGGGTGATCGCTACCTTGTGGTTGGTCCCGGAACGTACATGGACATCGTGCAGAATACCACCGCGATCAACCGGGATTGGGGGGGCGCCGGCGCGTTCTCTACCGGCACAGTCACGGAGGTCGCCGGGATCAAAATCCTGGAGAGCCCGAACTGTGGCTTCGCGCAGTACGCTGGTGGTGTTGTGGCCGGCGATAACGTCTCCGGCGGGGACCATGACGTTGACCTGACCTACGTTTACGGGCTGTTCTTCACCACGTCCGCAATCGGCACGGTCAAGCTCTTGGATCTTGCCTTCGAGTCTGAGTACCTGATCGACTATCAGGCGACCCTCATGGTCGCGAAGTATGCGATGGGACACAGCTGGCTTCGGCCGGAGTGTCTGATCGAACTGCAACACGAGTAAACCGCTACCTTAAAAATGGCCGGTAGTAGCGCCGGTGATCTATGGGGGGATTGGGCTTCACGGCCTGGTCCCCCCCTTTTTTTCTACATCGTGAAAGGGGGACGCGCATGGCGTTTCCAGATGATTGGTCTTATCGCAAAAGCGTAACACTGAGCAGAGCGTCAGGCGCCGTCACCAACTACCAGATGAAGCTGTTGGTGGGAGAGAGTTCAGGGGCCGTAGGAGAGGACGTAGATTGCGGGGGCCTCTGTAAAACTGACTTCTCTGATCTGCGGTTCGCCAAAGCAGACGGAACCACCCTTCTCGATTACTACATCGAGGACGTGACGGGCGCCACTCCGAATCAGCTCGCGTCGATTTGGATTGAGTTCGATTCCATCGGCACAGGCGCGACCACCTTCTATATGTACTACGGGAATGCTGCTGCGTCTGCTGTGTCCAGTGGGGTTAACACCTTCCTGTTCTTTGAGGATTTCAACGGCCTGAACGATGGCGACCTCAATGGGCAGAACGGGTGGACAGCCCACACAACTTGGGACGTGGCGACGACGACAAAGTATGAGGGAGCAAAAGCGCTGGCATCGGGAGCGGGCGGCTCTACCGTGAACGCCACCCACGCGCTGTCTGTCGGATGGAACATTTTCCTCCAGGCAAGAATGCGGAAATCGCAAATAACTCAAACGACAGGGCTTCAGATATACCTGTTAGAACTCGGCGAGAGCAATACCGCGTTAAGCATAAGCACGAGTGCATGGAGCGCCCGCACTTCTGCCGGCTGGACCGCCATCGGTCTGGCGGCCAGCCCCGACACATGGTACAAGGCTCGATTCGCTTTCGACGCAAAAACATCTCATAAAACATGGATTGACGACACCCTATACACACCGGGAAATGTAGATAACGCCACAACAATCATAACTGCTCCAGATCAAATTCTCGTGCAGCATTATTCCGCTGGAGGCTCCGCGTTCGCAGATGAGATTATAGTCGGTCAATTTCTCGCCACCGGACCCGCTTGGGGAGCATGGGGGAACCAGGAAGATTTGGCGGCCGGCTCAATGGGATCTTATTTCTTCGTCATGTTATTGGCGGGAGGAGGCAGATAGTTGAAAAAGAATACCGCAACAAAATGGATTGTTTTCGCCTTCGACCGGACCAACAACACGCCGAAGACCGGAGACGCAGCGAACATCACCGCGAATGTGCGGATTGACGGCGGCGGGGTAAACGCGGTCGATGACACCAATCCCGCGGAACTTGAAGACGGGTACTACATCTTTGATATCACCGCCGCTGAGTGCAACGGGGACCTCATCGTCATCTGCCCCGCCAGCTCTACTGCCGACATCCAAGTCATCGGTGTGCCGGGGGCTGTGTGGACGGATACGCTGTCCGCTGAGATAGCTGTCGTTGACGGGATCGTTGATGACATCCTCGTGGACACGGCCGTCATTGGCGCACTCGGCGCCGGCCTCACAGCGATCACGGACAAGACGAATAATCTCCCGACCGATCCTGCAGACGAGAGCCTCATCATCGCTGCGACAGATGCGCTGGCTGTTCTCATCAATGACGTTCCGACTGTCGGTGAGATCGCTGACGCTGTGTGGGATGAAGCCATTTCCGGTCACGCTGGAGTTGGGTCCACAGGAGAGGCTCTGTCCGACGCTGGCGCTGCTGGGTCTCCTCCGACTGTCAGCGAAATCGCTGACGCGGTTTGGGACGAGCTCACAGCTGGGCACCAGACCGCCGACACCACAGGCAAGGCGCTCACCGACGCAGGCAGTTTAGGCACCCCGCTTGACGCCGCAGGAGTCCGAGCCGCTATCGGGATGGCTTCGGCCGACCTGGACGCGCAGCTGGACGGGGTTGCGAAGACAGCGCAACTTACAGCAATCTCTGGTGGGCTCACCATCAACTCGTATCCTACTTCGTCCACTGTCGATCAGGGCGCGGAGACTGGAACGGTAGCGGCCCTCACGGCAGACGACGATTCCCACTATGTAGTGACTGACGAAGGGACGGGGATAGACTTCATCCTCCTCTTCTCTCCCTACGACGAACACGCGGCCCCGTCCACGCTCCACATGCACGGGTACTATGACGAGGACATCGGATCAACTAACAGCTGCGTCATTTCCGCGTACAACTTCGAACTGTCCGCGGAACAGGCGACAGATGTTTGGGACATTCTACACGTCCTCACGAACCAGGCGGCAGACCAGGCGCATGACCTCCCGCTCGCTGGGGCTCACCGAGCTCCCGATGCCGGAACATTCGCCGCGGTAGCCTGCGGAAAGGGCGACGTGCTGATCCGGTTCGAGCAGACAGATATCGAGACAGGCTCCGACGTGTTTCTTGATCATGTCTCGGTCGGTTTCGCCGGCCACAGCATTACTCTGGAAGAGATCGAGGCGTCCACCGTTCTCGCCAAGACCTCTGACGTTCAAACAATCACCGCGGACATCGTGGATCTGATATGGGACGAGCCGCTTGTTGGCCATGTCACTCCTGACACAGCCGGGGCGGTTCTCCAAATCGCGAACGATGCTTCTCCAGCCACACCCGCTGAAATAGCGGCCGAAGTGTGGGCCAAGGTAGTCACCGGGGCCATCTCCGCTGAGACCGCCCTGGCGACACTGTACAACGGATGGACTTCCGCTGGGGCCGGCTCTGGCGCTGGGGCCGTCGTCTCTGTGATTACTGTCAACGTGGGCGCCTCTCCCGAGGACGGCGTAGAGGTATGGGCCTCCACCGACATCGAAGGAACCAACGTGGTCGCCGGCACGCTCATAACGGACGCCTTCGGACAAGTCACCTTCATGCTCGACGAGGGGACTTACTTCCTCTGGAAGCAGAAGGCCGGAGTGAACTTCACAAATCCTGAAGAAATCGTTGTAACTGCCCCATAAGGAGGACAGCATGGCGCAAAATTTTACCAGCACAGGCACCGCTGTCGCTCCGAGCGGTTCTGATCTTCTTACCGAGCTCGACGCGATCAACACGATGTTGGGGGTCATCGGGGAAACTCCGGTGGCCTCCATCGACCTCAGCCTCCCCGATGTCCTGATGGCGAGCAAGATCCTCGCTGGGGCGATGCGGGATGTGCAGACGATGGGCCTGAACAGCAACACCGATGAGCACTACACGCTCACTGTTTCCGCAGTAGAGGGTCACGTTGGGGAGTTCTCGGTTCCCGAGGCCACCTACCCTGTGCTCCGGATAGACCCGACGAACGTGTGGCGGAACATCGTCCGTCGAGGCTCAATCTTGTACGACAAGGACAACAACACATCCATTTTCACTGAAACAGAACTGTTGGTGGACATCGTGTGGTTCCTCCCGTTCGCTGACCTCCCGATGGCGACTCGAGTGTACATCACCATGAAGGCCGCCAAGCAGTTCCAGGCCCGTGTGATGGGCTCCGAGGTCCTCGGCCCGTACACGAAAGACGATGAGTTTGTCGCGTGGAGCCTCTTCCACTCCGAGGAGCTCAACACCGGCGACTATACCATGCTCAATTCCCCTGGGCTCTACAACCTGAGAAGGAGATAATTATGCCTCTTGTGCCCAGGGCTATATCCAATCTTTTCGGGGGGGTGTCTCAACAGGCCGCCGGAGTGCGGCTCGACAACCAGTGTGAAGAGCTGCTCAATGCTTACCCCTCCATCGCTGACGGGCTGGTGAAGCGGCCCCCTTCAGAGTTTGTCGCGCTTATCGACTCTGCTGGAGAGGGAAGCGAGAGCATGTTCCACACGATCAATCGCGATGGGGACGAGAAGTATATCGTAATTTTCACTGGAAACGCCTCGACCCCAATTGAGGTCCGAGCCATCGACGGGACCAGCCGCGATGTTTCATACGGGACCCTTGACGACGATCTCGTTCTCACTCCAGACGCCTCTGTCAAAGGGTACGTCTCGGGCGGAAGCCCTGTAGACGACATCGCTGCGGTCACGGCCGCTGACTACACCATCGTCGTGAACAAGACCAAGACGGTGGAAATGCTTGCTGCGGTTGACCCAGCGCATCTTCCTCTCGCCATCATTACCATCCCGCATGGGGTGGCCGATCAGACCTATAAGATATTCATAGATGGAATACTTGTCGCAGACTATACGGCAGGGAACACAAACTCTCCGGCAACTTGGCGGACGACGGAGATTGCTGCCGCCCTGGCCTCTGACTTGACAGCTAACCTGTCTCCAAGCCTGTGGGATGTCAGCTTGGACGGCAGCACCATATTCATCGTGAACACCGCCGGAGAGGACTTCATCCTTAAAGTAGAGGACTCTTGGGGCGATCAGGCTATGGTGGGGATCAAGGAGAGCGCCCGCAGATTCGAGGACCTCCCGAAAACCCTCCCGAGCTCGCTGGCCTATGATTACGACATAGTGACTGTCGGCGCGGCCAACGATCACAATGAGTATTACATCTATGTGGACGGAGTGGCGAAGGCCGGGATGTACTCGGTGTACGACGCGACCGCCGCGCAGATGTCTCTGTTTCTGTACAACCAGCTTGTAGTTAATCTTTTGTCCAATCCGGTGTTCCGGTGCTCCAAAAGCGGAAACTACATCACCATCTGGAGAACAGATGGGGTGCATTCAACCATTACTGTTTCAGCGTCGAACCCTCAGACTCTCTTCGTCGATTCCTATGATGCTATTTCTTTCGCGAACGCCGTGTTTGCAGTAAAGCCCGACCCGACAACTCAGCAAGGAACCTACTATGTCCGGTGGAACACCATTGCGAATGACGGGAAGACTACCTCCGGAAATTGGGAGGAGTGTCCAGCTCGAGGAATCCCTGTAGCCTTTGATGCGAGCACCATGCCGCATCGGCTCGTCCGGATGTCTGACGGGAACTTTGTGTTCGCTCCTATTGTGTGGAAGGACCGCGAAGTGGGCGACGAGATCTCCGCGCCAGACCCGACCTTCGTAGGCACCGAGATCCAGGACACGTTCTTCTTCAAGAATCGTCTCGGGTTCCTGGCGAAAGGAAGCACCATTCTCAGCCGCGCTGGGGAATACTTTGATTTCTTCCCCACAACTGCGACCGACGTTCTTGATGACGATCCGATTGATGCTGAATCGTCCTCGAAGCAGGTGTCCGTACTTCGGTATGGGCTCCCCTTCCAGGCCCAGCTCATCCTCTTCTCGGACCAGCAGCAGTTCTCGCTGGGCTCCGGAGAGAAGCTGCTCACCCCTGGGACAGCCGCGGGAGACACTCTGGCCGCTGTGGCGGTAGACCGCTGTGAGCCCGTTTCGTCAGGCTCCAACATTTATTTCGCCTCTCCTTCTGGAGAACACACGACAATCCGAGAGATGTTCGTGTCTCCAGACACCCTTACCCCGGACTCCGCGGATGTTTCCGCCCACTGTCCGACTTACATCCCGGCCAACATCAAGAAGATGGCGGCGTGTGAAGGGAAGAAGACGGTGTTCGTGTTGTCCTATGATGATCCTGCTTCCATCTACGTGTACAGATATTACTGGAACGGGGACGAGAAAATCCAGTCCGCGTGGGGGAAGTGGACGTTCTCGCAAGAAATCGTTTACATGGATGTGTTTGACAACTTCCTGATCATAGCCGCAGAGGCAGACGGGACACTGTTCCTGGCGAGAGTCAATCTCGAAACCAAAGCAGTTACCGTGGGGCTCTCATATAAAGTTCTCCTCGACCAACAGGAGGTTTTGGTGGGAGCATTTGATACAGACCACACCAATTTCATCGCCCAATTCCCTGTTCTCTCCACCGACAAAGCCTTCAATCAAGCGACAAAAGAGTGTGTGGGTATTTCTCCTTATTCTACCTCCACCGCCGCTGCCTTTATCCCCCTCGGACAGACAGCGCGGCGCTGGCTTGGCATGGCTGCCGCCCCAAACGGGGATGTTTACGCCATCGTCTACGCGGGTGATATCTACAAACAGACAGCCGGAGTAGGGAACTTCGTCGCCCTTGGGCAGACAACGCGGAATTGGTTCAGCATAGCTGCCGCTCCGAACGGAAATGTTTATGCCGGCGTTGGGGGTGTTGGGGGCGGAGCCGGCGATATCTACATGCAGACAGCTGGGGCTGGAAATTTCATTGCCCTCGGACAGACAGCAAGGTTCTGGAGTGGCATGGCCGCCGCCCCGAACGGGGATGTTTACGCCTGTGATCGAGGCGGTGATATTTACAAACGGACAGCCGGGACTGGAAATTTCATTGCCCTTGGACAGACATCGAGGAACTGGCGCGGCATGGCTGCCGCCCCGAACGGGGATGTTTATGCCGGCGGCGATGCCAGTGATATCTACAAACAGACAGCTGGGGCTGGAAATTTCATTGCCCTTGGACAGACAGTGAGGGACTGGTTCAGCATGGCTGCCGCCCCGAACGGGGATGTTTACGCCGGAGTTGATTTCGGCGGTGGAGGGGGGTCCATTTACAGACAGAGGGCTGGAATAGGGGACTTCATTGCTCTTGATCAGGAGTCGCGATGCTGGTATGGCGTCGCCGTTACACCGAGTGGGGGGGTCTACGCTGCCACGGATCTCGGGGGCACCCCTCCAGACGGAGAAATTTATTGGTGGGAGGAGGCGAGCTCGCTGGAGGGCTTCTCTGTCCCAGGAAATTGGTCCGGGGACACGGTAATCTTCGGGCGCCCGTACATGTTCGAGCACCGCTTCTCTGAGTTCGGAATGAAGTCTGCCGATCCGAAGGTGTACAGCAGGGCCGGCAGAGGCCAACTCCGAACAATGAACCTGTCTTTCGAGGATACCATGTCGTTTGATGTCGTGGTGTCCGCCGTAGGCAGGGCCGACACAACTCAACGGTTCCGCGCCACCGTCCCCACCACAGGGGAGAAACGCTTCACGACTCTCGGGGACACCAGGACCACTCGGGTCTCCATTAAGAGCGACAGCCATCTTCCCTGCAAGTTCGGCGGGGCGAGCTACGAGACCATGTACGCACAGAGGTCGAGATAATGAAGCTCACCCATAGGAAGATGTTCCTCGACGACATCCCAAAAGTGCTGAAGCTCAAACTCAGAAAGGAAGATCAGGAGGAGCTGCACGCCGCCTCTGGCCTCACTCCAGAGGCCGCGCTGCAGGTCGCGGTCCTACACTCTGATGAAGTCTCCGTACTTCTATTGGACGGGAGGATCGTTGGGCTCTTCGGACTGGCGGCAGATCCGAGAGACCCTCATTGTGCCGCTCCTTGGATGCTGTCGGGAGATTCGTTGTTCTCTGGCCCAGGCTTAAGGACCCTATTCTCCCGCGGCTCCAGGGATGTTGTCCGAAAAATGTGTGAGAAATACTATCGACTTGAGAATTACGTTTCGAAAGAAAATAAAATCGCGATTCGCTGGCTTGGCTGGTTGGGGTTCGAGTTTGATGATGCGCCCGTTACCCTGGCTGACCCAAAGGTAGAGTTTCTGCGGTTTTGGAAAGGAGGCTCGCCTTGTGCTACGTAGCGGCCATCCCTTATATTCTCGCAGCAGTCGCCGCAGCGTCGTCTACGGCCGCAGTAATTCAACAGAACAAGCAGGTCCAATCCACACTCGATGGAACAGCCACAGCGCAGCAGGCAGATCTCAACGCCATCGCTGCACAGCAGGGAGAAATTGACGACGGAGCTACCGCCGCCTCTCTCGCAGTTCAGGCAGAAGCGAACAGGGCTCGAGCCACGCTCAGAGTAGCGCAAGGAGAAAGCGGGCTCGTTGGTCCGACTCAGCTCCGGGAACTGGCGGCGAGCAAGAGGGCCGAAGAGGCGAACCTCGCCACCATAGAGGCGAATCGAGCCTCGGCCAACGCAGAGCTCGCCAATAAAAAAGTTGGGATCGACATCACCGCCAGGGGCCGAACGAATGCTGCACGCGGGCAGGAGATCGGATACTTTGCGGCCGGGCTTCAGATTGGCGGCTCCGCTACGTCCGGATACTTGTCCGGAAGGGGCTTGACCTCTCCAGGAGCAGACAAGCTCAAACAGCCAGAAGTAGTCGCACGACATCCTCTCTACAACTAAATAAAGGGAGAAATACCAATGCCAGAATACGCCACCACACGAACCGGGCCGAGGCAAGGTTTACCACCGGCGGCGACCGGATATGAAGTTGCTCAAGTTGTAAAAGGACCCAAGCCGAACGACCCCTTCTCCCCCGCTGCGGCGGGGCCGAGCAAGGCGAATGAGCTTCTGCAGTCTCTCGGGATTCTCGGGAAAGACATCATGCCGGTCGCTATCGAGGCAGGGAAGGCCATCGTCGCAGACCGGACGAAGAAGGGCGCCGAAGCCAGGTTCGTCGGAGACGCTCTCGACCCGAATCAGTCCAATGCGTTCATCGACGGGTACGAGAGGATGGACGGGCAATACCGCGGGGCAGCGTTCAGCAACGCCGCCAAGGGATACGCGAAAGAGAACAGCCATCTCGATCCGGTTGAGTTTCAGGCCGGCCTCGACGCGCTACAGAAGGAATACGTCGGGAAGTTGATCCATCAAGGGCAGCTCGACACATTCCTCCCCGAAGCCATTAAGGGCGGGGAACACGCGACCTCCATCTACCAAGAGGCCAAGAACGCTGCGATCATCCAAGAGAGAGACCAGAAGCTCCAAGATATCACAGAAGCGAAATTGAAATTTGATTTGGACCAGACGGCCTTTGAGGTCGCGAGAATCCCGCTGCACAAAGGGTTCGCGTCCGTCGCCACTGATCCTGAGATGAGAAAGCTGCTCATGGACAACATCGAGGAGTTCCGCACGGCTCTCGCCCCAAAACTGCGGAAGACACACGATGATTCCAGGAGAGATTTCAAAATACTTGGCATGACCCCTGCGTCCATCGCGACAAAGTTTGTCAGCACAGTTGGGCGCATGGCCGGAGACACCGGCATTCTTCCCATCATGGATTACGCCTACCAGGCGGACGCCTCCGGCATGTCTCCGGAAACCGCGAATCCCGAGCTTACCAACAAATTGGCGGATCAGGCGCGATCTGTCGGAGAGCACATCTCAGCCGCCATGCTCCTTCGAGCGGAGAAAGCCAAGAAAGCCGAGCTTGAGAAGAAATCCGGCGACTGGCTGATGGAGCTGTCCTTTCCCGCAGTCACCACGCAGACGGCCGAGAAGATTTGGCTGGATGTCTGGAACGACAAAGACCTCGACGCGAACATGAAAGAGAAGCTCGCAAACCATGCCAGGGATGTCATGCTCGGCGGCGGGTTCGCTCCGAAGGACTTCGAGGGTGTCTCCCGCCCTCTCGAGCACGC